TAAGTTGGGTCTATTCATCATGCTACTAATCCACCTCTGTTAAATCTCAAAGCATCGTTTTTCGGATCAAACTCAAAATTCGTAATGTCTATTTCTATAAGAGTTTTCATTTCTTCTGTATTTTCTAGTACATTTCTGTAAGGCATTTGTTTTGTGCCTACCTTAATAGCACCTTTTGTTTCGTTTGCTAAACTACGCAATACTTTTTTTGCTGCATTTTCGTATAAAGGCGTAAATACTTTTGTAAAATATTCTAGTGCTAACTCATCTGCTTTATCTGAAAATCCTTTTTCTTCTAGTTCAAAATATTTTTCTACAAGCTTTTGATCTTTTATCTCATGAGAAATTTGTCTAAATGTGCCAACTCTTTGTTGTGCAATTTCTTCAGGACTAGGTATAAGAATTTTATTAATACCATTTTCTTTTGCATAAGCAATGTTAGCAAGTATTCCTTTTCGCATTACTTCTGTTTTAGATTGTATTGGCGCAGGTTTTCTTGGGTCTAATTTATATTCTTTTTGACCTTTATTTCTTTTAATGTTAGTCATTATCATATCATTATATTCGTCCATTATATCAGGAATAAATACATCTAATTGACTTTCAAAATAATTTGCCATACCATCGTCTGCGCCTCCCCAAGAATCAAAGTCTACATAGTCTGCTGCATCTTCATTTAATTCTAAAATATACCTATATGCTTTTTGTATTAAATTGTAAGGATCACGTGCATCTACTTCAATTCCGTTGTCTTTTAACTTTAATCGAAGCTCTTCTTTTATTTGTCTTCTTCCATTGTCTAATGCGCCTTGTATACGTGTTGCACTTTCTAATTTTTCTAACCTATCATACGCATCAATTACTGAATGAAGAGCTTTTTTGTTTCCTATTGTTAAATCAAATTCGTATGCCATACTATCTACAGTATATTCATGCCACTCATAAGCAGGTATACGTATTCTATTTGTATCATTTGCCTCTATAAAAGGATTTATTTCTTCATAAAAACCACTAAAAGGAGTGTATTTTCTTTCCGCTAAAACTCCTTGTACTTGGTCATCTGTCATATTAGTAATGTGATGTAGATCGCTTTGTATTTCTTCTACTAACACCGCTTTATAGTCTGGGTCATCATATGGTCTTATTACAGATAAACGTGTGTGAACCACAGTATCAGGATTAAAATGTGCTTTTTCTTCTCCTAGTGGAATACTGCCTTTATCGGCATCAACCATAATTTCTTCGTATTTTTCTTTTCTTGCAGCTATGGGCTGACGTTGCATGGTTTCAAACTGTTGTGTTGAGTCACCGTCACCATATGTAGTTCTTTTACGTATTGTATATTCTGTGTTTACATCTTTTAATTCTTCAAGAACTTTTTCACGTGTAAATTTTCTTTGGGGTTCATCTGCTAAAAAACCTAATCCATAAAATTGTTTTTCTGCTTCTGTAACATTGGGAGCACGTTTACGTAAAAATGCTTCTATGTTTTCGCCTTTAGTTCCCCCTGCCCCTATGTCCATTTGTTCTACGGTAGACACAAGTGGAGAATACATTTTACCTACAGTTGTGTCCTCTCCAAGACCGACATTTTCTTCTTCTATTTTTTTACGTAGTTCTTCTCCCCTTCGTTTTAATAAGGGGTTCATTTCTCTTTTAGGAATAGAACGAGCAGCTTTAGATACATCTGCCCCTTTTGCTCCTGTTTCTAATATCTTACTTAGTAAGCCCATATTAATCCTGCTTTAGTACCTCATCACGTAAAAGCTTTAATCTTCGTAATGTATAAATAGAACCTTGTGCTCTGTGCATTGCAATCGAATTATCTGTTTGTTCCATAATACGATGCTGTTGATCTATTAAAAAATCTATGTAGTTACTGAACTGGCCCCACTGTCGTTGGTTGCTCACCAACCCCTTGAGCTTGTTCAGGTGCTCCTTGTCCTTGATCATTTCCACTAAATCCTTGTTCATTAGGTTGCGGAGCCATGCCAGTTCCTATGTTACCACCACCTGCTCCTGTTGGGTCTGCTGCATCTGCTCCTGCAGGTGCTCCTTCAGGTTCAGCAGGTTGTTGAAACTGTTTCATTAGCTCTGCTTGTATCGCTGCTTCGTTCATATTGTTAGTAA